GGTTCTGGTTCAGGCTCTGGTTCTGGCACATCAGGGTCATACAATGATACAACTTGAACAAAACCAACATTACTAGTAGTAGTCCCATGTGTTTGGTCTCCATACGCAATTATATTTCCACTATTATTTATAGCAACAGAACTATAAGGACTACTACCGTAAAATACAATATTATCACCATACTTATTCCATATATCATTACTGGAATCATATTTATAAACAGATGCCCTTCCTATATTATTATTATTATCCGGACTATTACTATCCCATGTAGCAGATATAATACATACAATATCACCAGAATCATTAATAGCAACATTTTCACCCAACCCTTCGGCACTCTGTATACCATCTATATTTAATCCCAATTGAATCCAATGATTCTGGTTAATAACAGGGTCTGCTCCATTATTAGTAACTACTAAGGGCTTTGACACGTCAGTACCAGAATATGTATAGTTACCTACCATATCTGATGTAAAAAGTTTGAATTCATATATTCTACAAAAATTGTCATTTGGATTACTCGTAGCAACAATAGTTCCATCTGCATTGATACTTACATTCATTTTACTATCAAGATTCTCACCATATATAATATTGCTACCTATCAGTTCTTCAAATAGATTATTTGTAACTGAATAACGATAATATATAGAGGAACCGTTATTAGCACCCACAATAATATTTATAGATGGAGAACCATTAAAAGCGGCGTTTTTATTAATAGACACAGAATTTCCAAATTTATCGCCGCTATTGGCTCCTATAATGGAAGAACCTCTTAAATCCCATGTAGATGAGCTAGTATTATAATAAAATACTCTGACTCTACCTGTATCTGTATTATATGTAGGTTCACCAATTACTATGAGATTACCGTCTCCATTCATGTCAACCACACCACCAATAGTTTCTCCAGACACCGGATCTCCCTTTAATTCCCACGATGAATTACCTGTATTCAATGAAAATACTTCAACAGTACTCATTTTGGGGATGAAATCAACAGTATCATTATATAAAAAATAGATATCAACACCACCCGCATTACTGTTTCTATACGGAGTTCCAACAGCAAGAGTTCTACCATCGCCAGATATTCTGGTATGATAGATTGCATCATCTTGTCCGTCACCATTGATATCATTGATATATTTTACCCAATTAGAAGAACCTGCATTATGATACACTCGGACATGTCCTGAATTAGATTGATTTCCATCATTATATGGTGCTCCAATTGCGAGTGTTAAACCATCATCCGATAGTGATACTGAATGTCCGGACTGGTCATTATCCGCTTCACCAAGAATATTACTACCTAATTGGGCCCATGTATTATTTGTTTTTTTATATGTGCGCACTAATCCACGATTACTACCACCTTCATCCTCCTTTATAGAACCTACTGCAAATACAGTTCCGTTTCCAGATATTGCTACTGAGTAACCATAAGAGTCCCATTTTGCCTGGGAATCTACGGTTCCATCACTAGTATAAAATAGCGCAGGCGTATTACGGTCAAATCCTGAACCAGTATCCTCATAAACTATACCCATTCCATGGTATGTTCGTCCAAATTCATTACGATGGGTGGAAGCTCCAACTGCGAGAGTTTTTCCGTCATTCGATAATGATACGGCATGTCCGAATCTATCGTGCGATGTATTGTAACCATTCCACCACGTGGTCTTATTCAAAGGACCACTATACCAACTGTATAATTGGGCTGTTTGATTCCATGCAAGGTTCGCATCCTGTTCATATACATATACTGTTCCACCTCGACTACGTGTATTCTTTGTTGCTGTTGATTCACTCAGGTCCGGTGAATATCGATCATAATAACCATTTGGTGCTCCAACAGCAATAATAGTTCCATCATCCGACAATGACACAGAAGCACCAAATGCGTTCTCCCAGACGCTAATTGGATCACTGTAATACAATGTGCTTGACTCTATGACTTTCAGTTCATCAGTTTCAGTCCATTGATTAGAAGATGTGTTAAAGTTATAAATATATACACTTCCATGTCCACCTCCGGTGCGACCTACGGCAAGAACTTTTCCATCTCCAGATAATGCAACTGACATACCATATTCACCAGCGGTTCGTGGAGTAGGTTCCGTTAATTGTTGTCCCCAAGGAATCCATCCAATAGGAGAAGTGGTCGTATTGGAATCATCACGACGATATACATTGACAGAACCTTCTGCACTATATGTGGAATATGCTTGATGTGATCCAGGAGAACCAATCGCCATAATTTGTCCATTGGTCGAGATAGCCATTATACCTGCCCTTCCTCCCGATGAACCAGGAAATGTTGCTTTTTTACTGAGTGTTGTATTCATGGTATTGGACGTTGTCGTTACCAATTGTTCATCATTTGTCCCGCCGATAGAAATTGTTTCACCGTTATTACTTAATGATAATGATTTACCAAATTGAAATTCATAACCGTTAATTTGTAAAGTTGTTTCAATATTTCCACCTAATTGATTCCATTCCAAAGTAGATGAATTCTTTTGATACACACGAACTTGTCCGTTACCTAGCCCATATAAACCCTGGGCCATAATAGTTCCATCATTATTAATTGTACATACTCCGGCATAATCATCACTATTAGGTCCTTCAAATACCATAGAATCAGGTAACCAATGTTCCGAATTAGGAAGGATTTCTTGCTGAGAAAAGATTCCTGTTAAAATACTAATATTTTTAGCATAACTACCATATTTTACAATACAATTCGCATGTATATTTGAAAAAGCAGTGGAATCTATAGAAGAAGATATATTTTGATGGAATATAACATTAGTTAAATAAGTACAACCATTAAAAGCGTTTGCTCCAATTATAGGAGAGCCAATAAAATCAACACGATACAAATTACCATTGTAAAAAGTACCATTCATGGTAGCATTTGAGTAAATAATAGCAGTATGTAATTGACTTGTATTTGTAAATACATTTGTACCGAGTGAAGTAACTGTTTCAGGTATAATTACACTATGTAAATTGGTACATCCAGAGAAAGCATCGTTTCCTATACTCGTTACATTAGTACCAATTTTTACATCGGTTAATGTTGTACAATCTTTAAACGCATCTACACCTATAGAAGTGTTGTTAATAATTGCTTTTGTAGCACTATTATCATTCATTATTTGAGTACCATTGATTAATTCACCCGCACCATCGAATGTAATTGTAGTTATACTATTCGTTGCTGAAACTGTTGGTGAAAAATTGTATAAATTAATTGTAACTGTCGAAGTTGTTGCATATTTTTTCCGGTCATTATAAGGCTCATTATTAAAATAAGAAACATTATAAACAGTATAAGTAAATGTCTCTACTGTGCCTCCACTATTTACTGGGGGAGTATATAGTAATTTTTTGCCTATTGTTACAGGATTTACTATAGGAAGAGTTATATCGCTATTATTAGATTCAAGTTTTAATGTACCATTAATATCGCAAGAGATAATTTGATAAACTAGTGATGGATCATCATCGGGGTTTCCATCTAACGTGATGACTATATCTGTTATTTCCTGGGTGGAAGTATAACTTGGAAAAGAATAACTAATATTATTCGTCCATGGCGTTTTTGGATAATTATATGAATCAGCACTCGAATAATTAACAGAATAATTCAAATCTTCTAGCAAAGCAATAGTTATTCTACTTAATGGCATATCAATTGAGCTTGTTTCTAATTGCGTGGTCATTAATTCTTGGTCCAGTCCTGGGTGTAGTTTACCATTAATAATTTGAGCATTAGCATCTGTTACCATACTGGGTGTTTCTCCATCAATCAGAACGGCATAATCTACTTCATCACGACCTTCGTGTATATAATAATCATAATATCCATCAATATTTGTTGTTTGTTGTATGGGTATTCCCATTAATTCCTGATCGTTAAACAAGTCGCGATATTCTTTTAAACCATTCGTTCCTGTATAATAATATCCAGAATTACCATTATTATCGTATTGTGTAATTGGAACCGATGAAGATGGGATATTCGATGAAGATGTATCTTTCCACAATTGAGTAATACCCAATAGTAACCCAATATCGTGTAATAATGCATAATACAATCTACTCTTTTTAGATGGAAATTTTGCTTGACTATAGTGTTTTAATATTAAGGTTGAATTCAATGTTAGGGTACCACTATGTGGGAATAATGATTGACCAAACACCCCATTGCGTTGTGTGGTAGAAGTTGTATAATTATTATTTGAATCATAATAATGTGTAATACGAGGATCATCACCATTAAGGGCCATATCAACAGTAACGTTTAAAATAAAGTTGGTATTTAATTCTCCTACCATGACACCAGTAATTACGGAATTCCATTTTTCGAAAGCTTCTATTATGACATCCCTGTATACAGCATATTCGCTATTAGATATACCTGCTGTGTTGGAAAATGTTATAGAAAAATTATCAAGACCTATGGATGGTGGACTATCTTGAGTTGTATTATAAATAGTCATAGGAGATGAACCATAAAATGATGTTATTTGTTTTTTACTGATACCGGCTATAGTTTCATAGGTATACCCTAATGTACTTGCTATAGTAGGTGACATTATAATTGCCTTGAGATTAGAGTTTTGAAACGTTAGTGAACTAAAACTTGTACTAGTCAAGTTGATGTAACTGTTATTAGGATCGAATTGAAGCAATGTTATACTCGACCACGCAAAGGTGTTGTTTCCAAAATTAGTAATGCTATGTGGTATAAAATTACCGATAGAATATAGAAGTACACAAGCCATGAAAGCAGTATTTCCTATACTTTGAGTACTATTTGGAAGTTCAATTGATTCAAGAATCCAATCATCAGCGAAAGAATCATCCGAAATAGTGGTTATTTGTCCATGGAATATCACACTTGTTAACGCGGTATTTCGCTGAATTCCAGTATACGGTATTGTAGTTATACCTGTTCCCAAAACAATTGATTTGAGTTCATAACAGTCTGCTGCGAATGAATTACCCAAACTAGTAACATTATCTGGTATAACAAGTTCAGTTATATTAGTATGACGAAAACACCAATTACTTAGACTTTGTACACTACTTCCAATTTTTACACCCGCTAGATGTGAATATTGATAAAACCACCCAACTACATTAGTATAGCCGTCTATAATTATGTACCTAGGAACTGTTTTTTCGGGAACAGTTATGAGATTATTAGTTGAACCGAGTGTACCACTACCTTGAATTATTTCCAAATCAGCATAAACACCTGAGTCATTAATATAAATTATTGATGTTACTATGTCGCTAATATTATAACTCCCTGAGCCACCTAATGGGTTTGTAATAATACCATTAAATGCATCAGCGTCAGTATTTGCGAGCGTGTATTTAATAGCGAGAATAGTAGCCATACTATATACGGTATTACCGGCTCCATCTGCGTTATTGATGCTCCTACCTACATCGGTATTAACCGCATTTTCAGTTAATGTGCTATCATTACTATTAGCAGGATCAAATATTTTATATCCAATCGCTTGCACAACCATACTAGGACTCATCCACGAACTATTGGCGTTTGTTGGCACGTACAGAGAACCAGGATAACCTTTGTTGGCTGATGTGTCACTAGAAGGGCCATCTGTCATTTGTTCAATATTAAATGTTGGAACGGTGACAACACTACCCGAAAATGCGTTCTGTCGAACCCATGACACTAATGGTGGTATAGTGATACTTTGTAACGCCGTACAGCCATAAAATGTATTTTGGTTAATATATGTTAATTGTGAATTATATATATTATCAAAAATTACTGAGCTCAAACTTTTCGCATCTTCGAATGCATTTATTCCAATGCTAGTGACAGTTGATGGAATAGTAATAGAGGTCAAACTGTTAGCACCACGAAATGCATTTACTCCAATGCTGTTTAATTGAGAATCTTGAGAAATTGTTACCGAGGTTAAACTTGGCGTATTATAGAACGCATTATCTCTAATGCTAGTGACACCTACTGGAATGATAATTGATGTTAAAGCTTGAGCACCTTGGAACACATACCTTCCAAGGCTGTTTAATTGAGAATCTTCAGAAAATGTTATCGAGGTTAAACTTGACGCATTATTAAACACACTATCTTCAATTCTAGTGACAGTTGATGGAATAGTAATAGAGGTCAAACCTGACGAACGGAATATACCGGTTCCAAGGCTAGTGATAGTTGATGGAATAGTAATAGAGGTTAAACCGGTTGCGTAATAGAATGCGTAGTCTCCAATACTGGTAACATTTTGTGGGATAATAATGGTTCTAGGGGTTGTCATATAACTGAACGCATATGAAACAATGGAGGTAACACCATCAGGGATGGTATATGTTGTTCCATTCCAATCATTAGGAAATTGTATTAATGTTGTTTTATCCTTATTAAATAATACTCCATTAATATCATCATAGGTAGAATTAGTACTATCAACTGTAATTGAGGCCAAACTGGTAGTAGAACGGAACACATCAGTTCTAATGCTAGTGACAGATGATGGAATGGTAATTGATGTCAAACTGGTAGCACCTTGGAACAAAGAATTATTAAATGTAGTTAATAAAGAATTTGGAGCAAATTCTACAAGTTGTAAATTTGTCGCATTATAGAAAGTATACGAACCAATGCTAGTGACAGATGATGGAATAGTAATAGAGGTCAAACCCGAAGGACCACGGAACACACTACTTCCAATGCTAGTGACAGATGACGGAATAGTAATAGAGGTCAAACTCGAAGTACCACGGAACGCACTACTTCCAATGCTAGTGACAGTTGATGGAATAGTAATAGAGATTAAATCAGTTGCGTAATAGAATGCACTTGCTCCAATGGTGGTAACAATATAGTCTATTCCATTATTGGTAACGGTGGACGGTATAGTAAAATTACCAATGAGACTACTAGGTCCAACTACGACTGCAGTATTACCTGTTGTAGTGTAATTAATACCATTAAATGTGAAAGAAAGTAAAATATCAGCGTATGTGCTAATACTATCGTTAAAATAAATTGATTTTATATTTTCCATAGTATTTTCTAAGACCCAATCACCACCATATTTAAGATTTCCAGTATCATCATCAGATGCGCCAACGATCACATTACTATCATTCTGTAATAAAGTAAAATATTTCTGCCAATTATTATTTGTTAGAATATTACATGCCAAAAAATCAATATTTGTTAAGGAAAACTGTTGAATTAAATTTTTAACAAATAATACATTTTCTGAAAAAACTGTTTGGTTATCAATTAAATCTTCGTCTGTATAATATCTTTCGTCATTGATAAATAATTTATTATCTTGTTGTTCAGGTTCTGTTCCGTGAAATGCAAATGCTATACGTTTTACATTTGTAAAATTATTTAAGAATTCAACAATAGAACTTCGACTTGTTGAAACAGTATAGATAAGTGGAAATGTATCATCACTTACATATTGACTAAATAATGTAGCACCTAGAATTTCTAATGAACTATCAATAAATAATATACTACTATAGCTTGTGTAATCATATGCACCTTCCGGAGGTACATAGTCATCGTTGTCATCATTTACCATTGTTTCAGACATATATATATATATATATCAAGGATATTGTAAATATTTATAACTTTTTAAATTTACCATTTATACTTAATTATAGTTGTTTTTGTTTTTGTTTTTGTAAAAATATCAATCTTAAAATAGTAAATTAATTTAATTACTATAAAATTAATTATCGCGATTAAATATATACATGTATAAATTAGCATTAATAGCCATTATTTTTATATTAGGATTTTATTTTACATGCAATTATACATCAAAACATGTTGTAGAGGGGTTCAATATTAGCGAAACTTCTTGCCCAAACATATTAATTCAAAAAGACAAGGAACTTTACTTATACAACTCACGCCAAGCAAGAATTCCTGGAGTAAACCCAGTTGTGTTCAAGAATTTAGAAGATTATGTTGAATTCCTAGATTGGCAACGAAGTCAAAACATAAATTGTCCTGTATTGTTCTTACAACACTCTTATGATGCACAAGGTAAACCAGTATATAGTACGCGCCCAAGCCCCACGGATCTTCAAGGAGGGCTCCCATCTACATTAACATATGGTTCTGATTCACAAGCCCTGCCTTTATACTTACAACAATCTGAGCAACCCATTACAAAGTTAATCGACTCTAATCGAAACGATCCACCCTATAATGACAATTCCTATCCTGGATATGACCCAATTAATCTGTATCAAGGAGACTATACTCCTTTAGATAAAATGTTCAATGAGCAGGAAAAAACATCAGCGAAAAGCACAAATCCAATGGATGTAAATTGGGGTGGAGTTCAGTATACTGCTGACGCAGTGAAAGCTGGTGAATTTAAAGAAGACGAAGTTAAAATATATGTGGGTTAATTATATGTATGGTAAATATAATTTGTATATAAACATAACACGATAATATGGTATTATGTTTATAAAATAAAAAAAATGATAATGATGGAATGCGATTTTATTATTCGAGACCATCTAAGTATTTCATATTTTCTGTAAGTGTAGCTCTAAAATTGTTGAGTATATTCATTTTCTCAATGGTCTTTTCTATATCTGGGTCATCTGGTTTGGATGATATTGTGCGAGCTAGCTTTGGTATGGCTGCTAAGGTAATGGAATTAATTCTATCTTCGACGGCTATTATCAAATCTTCCCATTGCTTACGATCTTTCTCCAAACTGTATAATGCCACTGCTTGTTGTGATTTAGTATTTAAATCATCAATTATTTTTTGAAGTCCAGTCATCGTTCGTTTGTCGTATGTGCTCTTTTTGCTATTACTACTATTTTTGTTATTACTTTTGCTATTTTTTTTACCTTTACTATCTGAATCAGAATCAGAATCAGATCCAAATCCCATAAACCCTTCAGAGGTCGTTGACGGGAACAAAGTAATGTATATAAGATAAATTAAAACGGCGATTACTGTATATCCTAAATAAGTATATAAATCTTCCATAACTAATTATTATATATTAGACTAATAGAAATTTTTTTATATTTTCAATACACGATTTGTTAATTTTTCGAACTTGTCCATTTTCGGACGCCAATCTAATTTCTTGCATACAATTGTCATTTTCTTGTACACAATGAATTAAATTTTTTATCGATTTGAATTCTGCCATAATAGCAATCGCACTCTTGGTACTGACACAAGGTATAGTAGCAAGCATAATTTCACCAATATTTTCCTCTGTTATATTATTCTTCTTTTGTTTTTTCATTACTTGGCTATAGGGAACCTCCTTTTCCACTTTATTATCGTCATAATAGCCTAATTTTTTTGGCTCCTTCTGTAATTTATCTGCATGATTAATAATTAACTCGCAAGTTTCATTAATATTTTTTGTTCTAATTACAGAAAATCCTTTAAAATAGTTCAATGTTATCAATGCTGAATAAAGAGTTTTTTTATCCATACGTCCTTTTACGGCATTGTATCGTTCGAAATCGCCTTCAATAATATAAACGATATGATGATTGTGTAGTGTATATTCGTTTAGTCGAAACGACTGCTCCGAATATCTACCATCTTTAATACTTGAAGCCAAGTCATAGAGAGATTTTCGTTCGAAAACAATTTTTTCTTCATGTTCATTTGTAGAAAGAATGATGTCACCCAAATCCATTTTTTCTACAGATATTTCATGACTATGTTCTTTAAATAATAAATTCATTGTTGTCAATAGATCTGATTCACGTGTGTCTATTTTGATAAACATAAATATACAAATATGTGAATACTTATGTTTATATTCTTTATATTCTTTATAACAAGTAATTCTTGAGCATTATAATGTCGTGTGTAAAAGAATTATAGTTGTGGTCCACCAATACCATTAGGTAATCCTGAATATTGTCTGAACTTAAACAAAAAGTTGGGTCTTTGTGCATTAGCTGATATTTGGAATGGCTTTGAACGCATAAATCCAGTTCCACTAGGTGCTGCCCCACCTTTCATATTTCCACCAAAATAATTGGTTCTAACACTTTTTCCAGCAGTTGTCATTACAACAACAGATGGCATGATTCCATTTGTTCCACTAGCACCACCAAACTCGGTTCTTCTAGCGATGGCAGAACGACCGCGATGACTTCTATATCCATTTCTTGGCATAATATAATATATATTAAGATAATATATTACACCATAATATATTATCATTTATTTACTATAAAGTAGGAACAGTTACTTTGTTTAAGCAACATATCCACTGCGTGAACCAGCGAAGATAAGAGACTTCTTACCAACACCACCTGAACCGAGAGGATTTCTAGAAAGGATATTACGCTCTTTCATTTTTCTCTCTTGTTGTGCAGGAGTTAATCCTTGTAACTCGGATAATCCTTGTCCAGCCTTGATAAGTATATGACGATATATACCAATATTACTCACACCGGCACCAATGCGGGGGCCTAAACCGCCCATAATTCCGAAAATTTTAGTGTTATTTGTAATAGAAGGAGTGTGTCTAGCACGTTTGCTACCATTCATTAAACCAGGCATTATATAATGACTAAATATATTTTTTTATTTTTGATGTTTTGATTTCCACTATAATACATTCTTTGACGAATACTTATTTATAGAATATACGAAATATACATAAATAGATATCATCATATTAAGTATAATTATGACAGAGTTTAAAATAACAAACGACGATGATTTTATTAAATCAGAAGATGGATTAATTTTTAATCCGTATAATTCTACAAATGTTGAGATTACATTGAGCCAAGTTCAATCTATTCTGACTAAATATGGTATTCCAGGAAATATTGACAATTTAACTCTCTATAAAAGGGCTTTTATTCATAGATCGTATACAAAGCGTCCACAATCATATAACGAACAAGAAAATATAACAATTACCGAACGCCCATACGATTGTCTTCCATTATATACTAAATCAAACGAAAGATTAGAATTTTTGGGAGATGGTGTGCTTGAACTTGTTACAAAATATTATTTATATCGCAGATTTCCTAAAGAGAATGAAGGATTTATGACCGAGAAAAAAATCGCATTAGTAAAAAACGAGGCAATTGGTAAATTAGCACTTGAGATGGGTCTTCATAAATATTATATTATTTCTAAACATGCTGAGGAAAAGAAAACTAGAACAAATTTAAAAAAATTAGGTTGTCTTTTTGAAGCATTTATAGGTGCATTGTTCTTAGATTTTAATAAGATGACGTTATTGGATGAAGAAGGATGGTTTAAATCATTATTTACGACTGGACCTGGATTCCAAATGGCACAAATATTTATCGAAAGTATATTTGAAAAACATGTTGATTGGATGAAATTAATTCAAGATGACGATAATTATAAAAATATTCTTCAAGTAAAAATTCAAAAGGAATTCAAAGACACACCTCATTATATTGAAATTGGTCATACGGATGAAACTGGATATGAAATGGGTGTGTATTTATGTTTAGGACAAAAGATTCACGAAGTATCTAGACAAGATGCGACCAATTATAAAAAAATCGGGTCATTTGAAAAAATTCATGAACAAATGGAAGCTGATGGAAAAGTATTTATCTACTTGGGTCGAGGTCAGCATAAAATTAAAAGAAAAGCAGAGCAAATGGCATGTGACGAAACATTAAAGATGTTAAGTTTAGTTTGATATAAATTATAATGTAATAAAATCAAAAATATATTATATAAAATTTCGTTTAGTAGTGAGTATATAGTTCTTTTTTAATGTATTTATTTAATATAGATAATGTCTTCCGGGATTTTAGACAAATTAAAAATAAAACCAAATCCAGAAAAAAATGAAGATAATCGAATTGAGATAAAATTCAGTAATATTGATGATACTAAGGATGAGGCTATTTTAAATACAAAGATTATTGATAAAATTAATACAAATGAGGAATACCGTGAAGAAATGTTGAAAAGATTTGCTATGTTGACAATGAGTAAAATACCAAAACAAAAACCCGAAGTAATGATTGTTGAACAACCAAAAAAGGTTAAAAAACTTAATAAGAAACTCACATTAATTAGTGAAGATAAGTCAGTGGAAAATAAGACAGAAGCAGAATTAGATAAAATGGTTAAGGAAGTTAAACAAATAGGACAACGTGTAGAACAAGATCTTGGTGAAGATTTTGGAGTCAAACCAAAAGGAAGGCGCACGAAAAAGGCTACATTCGATGTTATTGCCGATGATGTAGTAGTTGAATATGTCGGAAACACTTCTGTCAAAGAAAGAATGCCAGTTAAAGATAAACAAGTTTTACTCAGAGCCAATTCTTATTACATGAATAATCGTGAATCATTTATTGGATTTGTAAATGCTCTATTCAAACCATACAAGGAAGAATTTAAGAATATCGAATCTTCATTAAATTGTGATAAACCTGACAATGCCAAATTTGCGTTATTAACTCATCAAAAGGTTGTTCGCGATTATCTTAATTTATATACACCCTATCGTGGTTTATTATTATATCATGGTTTAGGTAGTGGTAAAACTTGTACTTCTATCGCGATAGCCGAAGGTATGAAAACTGACAAACAGATTTTGGTGATGACCCCTGCTTCGTTAAGAATGAACTACTTAGAAGAGTTGAAAAACTGTGGTGATTTACTTTACAAGAAAAATCAATTTTGGGAATTTATTTCTGTAAAGAAAAATGATAATAAAGGAATCAATACGGATGAAATTATTGATACATTATCGAATTTGTTACACTTAGGCAAAAATTATATAAAAAAACAAGGTGGTGCATGGATGGTAAATGTAACTCAACCTTCTAATTACGATAACATACCCGAAGATCAAAAAACAAGTTTAAATGATCAAATCAATGAAATGATTCGAAATAAATATCGATTTATTAATTACAATGGGTTATTAAACAGTCATTTAAAAGGATTAACAGAAGATTATACTATTAATCCATTTGACAATAAAGTTATTATTATTGATGAAGCTCACAATTTTGTTAGTCGAATTGTAAATAAACTAAAAAAACCCGAATCTCTTTCTATGCGTCTTTATAATTATTTACTTTCTGCTGAAAATTGTCGTATTGTCATGTTAACAGGTACACCTATGATTAATTATCCAAACGAAATAGCCATATTGTTTAATATTTTACGCGGATTTATCAAAACATGGACCTTCCCTCTGACAATACAAACAGGGCGTAAGTTTAACAACGAAGAAATGACTAAAATATTTGCCAAATATGAAATATTAGATTTTTTAGATTACAAACCAAGTTCAAAGTTATTAACAGTTACACGAAATCCATTTGGGTTTATAGATGTAACAAAAAATGATTTATATAAAGGTGTGTCTAATGTAAAAACGGGACATCGCGGGAATGTAAGTGATGTGGAATTTGTAAAAAATATTACTTATATTTTGAACAAGAATGATATAGAGGTCAACTCTAGAAGCATTCAAGTAGATAATTTTAAAGCTTTACCGGATACTCTAGATGCATTTAAAACCCGATTTATTGACGAAACGAATGGTCAATTAAAAAACGATAATCTTTTTAAGCGTCGCATATTAGGTCTTACATCATATTTTAAGAGTGCTCAAGAACAATTAATGCCAGCATTTAACAAAGATATTGATTTAAAAGTAATGAAAATTCCAATGAGTGATTTTCAGTTAGGAGTATACGAACAAGCCCGTATTCAAGAGAGAAAATTAGAAAAAGCATCGAAACCCAAAAGAAAGGGTCCCGCGAAAGCAACAGATGATCTTTACGACGATGCCGTTTCTACTTATCGTATTTTTTCGAGAGCATTTTGTAACTTTGTTTTTCCTGCTGAGAAAAAAAGACCAATGCCTAAAGATGGTGAAGATATGTCTGATTCATTAAAGGAAGTTGTTAATGAGAATATATTAGACGCATTATCCGCAAAAGAAACGATTGATAATGCTGGAGGAAAATACACATTAGAAGATACTGCTTTATTAGAAGCTGAACAAAAGAAGGAACAGGATTCTACTTATGACCAACGTATTAAGGATGCTATGACTTTCTTAAAAGATAATTCTGCTAAATACTTATCACCGAAAGGATTGGAAACATACAGTCCAAAATTTCTTACTATATTGGAAAATCTACAAGATACAGATTATAGAGGATTACATTTGATATATACACAATTTCGCACTTTGGAAGGTATTGGAATTTTAAAGCTTATTTTGGAAGCAAATGGATTTGCTCAATTTAAAATAAGGCGCGATGATATTGGAACATGGAGACTTAATATATCTCCCGAAGACATGGGTAAACCGACATTTGCACTGTATACTGGAACTGAAACGCCAGAAGAAAAAGAAATTATTCGTAATATATTTAATAGTACTTGGAATTATGTTCCGGATTCAATAACTGCTGAATTAGCTAGAATATCCACTAACAATTTATATGGAGAAATAATCAAGGTACTTATGATTACCGCATCAGGAGCAGAAGGAATATCTCTTAAAAATACCAGATATGTTCATATTGTCGAACCATATTGGCATCCAGTGAGAATAGAACAAGTAATTGGTAGAGCTCGCAGAATATGTAGTCATCAAGATTTGCCACCTAATTTACGAACAGTTCAAGTGTTTTTATATTTAATGACATTCACAGAAGAACAAATGAGTGGTGATAAATCGGTTCAATTGCGATTGAATGATGGTAGTAAATTCGACGATTCTATTCCTGTAAGTAGCGACGAAGCATTATATGAAATATCTACAATTAAAGAAACCATTAGTAAACAATTATTAAAAGCTATTACAGAATCTTCCATGGATTGTACTTTATATAATCGTCCTGGTACGAAAAATGCTATTTCTTGTTTTTCGTTTGGAAAAACTAGTCCAACAACTTTTGCATATAAACCTTCTATTAGTAATGAAGAATCAGATTCTATTACTGACAAAAACAAACAAGAGATTGAATGGATACCCCGAACTGTAAAAATTCCAATCGATGGTATAAAGCGTGAATTTACACAAAATACAACCCCTATTGTTAAAAGAGATCCTAAAAGTGGAGCACCAGTAAATTGGTATGAAATATATGATTTAGATAGTTATAATGAGGTTAAGACAAATGGTACAGGAGAACTTATAATGGTTGGTCACTTAATACAAAAATTAAATGCAAAAACTTTTAAATTTGTTCCTATCTAATTACACTTATATAAAAAATGTATTGTTATTATTATTATCATTTGTAAAAATTACAAATGATAATGAATTAGTATTATTATGACATTAGTAATTATTTATGTTTTACTAACTGTCTCATGTATTCGATAAATGTTGATGGTTTGGGCGATTCGCCTATATCACATACATAATAAGCATCTCGTTTTCGATGTTTATGAGTTCCTTGCTCTATAATTTCCATTCGATTATGGTTGTTGGACACATGATTTGGTTGCTTACTTTTATTTACCTTTGGAACACCATGAGAATCTCGCAATGTCAATATGGGATATTTATCCTCATGTTCATTTTCATCACATATATCATCTAAATATATTGAGTCGATGCTTCCAATACTATAACTGCGATTGGATTTATCACTACCACTATGAATATAAAATTCCATGCTATTAGCTCGTTCTTTGCTGTTTGTTTTACTAGATTTATCCAAACTATTATTTCGGCTTCTATTTTTCATATTATTTTTCATATTATTATTAGTATATAAGATCAATATTTTATTTTTATATTATTTCATTTCGTTCTTGTAATATTGTAATAATTTTTGAACACATCTCTATTATTTGAGATTGTTGACTTTTTAGACTTTCTATTTCTTTTAATATGATGCTTTCATCATGTTTACCAGTGTTTAATATAGGTTGTTCTATATTTCTAGATATTGATAATTCAGATGACTCGGTTTTATCATCATTGGATTCCGTAACTTGAGTTTTTCGTTTTAATATATTTAAAATATTACTAACATCTGCTGTTTTAGTGTTATTTTCTACTTCAGGTTCTTCTTTAAATGAAACTTTTTTTACATTTGGTGAATTATCTCTTCCATTATTTATCCAGTTTTCAGCATCATTTGAAATGGGTAATATTTCTAATTCTCGTTCTCTAGATGCCAATCGTTCGGATATTAGACGATCCATCTCGTCGCCAATAGGCTTATCTTCATTATCATTCTTATCATTAAATTTCATCTCTTCTGGTCTAATTGCTTTACCGAATGAACTATTTTCTTCCTGATATTTTTGTAATTTTGTATTAAATTCATTCAATCTATCTTGTTTTATATCTTCTGCCTTGTATACAACCTTTATTTTGGAAGTTTCGGTAAATTTTTTTTGCTTGTTTATTTTATCAATCATTTCTTCGATAGTGGTCTTATTTTTATCAATTAAACTTTCACTTGATCTATTCAAATTAATAATATAAATGGTATCTTCAAAAATGTTTTTTATTTTGTCAAAATCGTTATTATTGATTCCATCAAATATATTACTCTCTTGTAAAATCCCCCAGAGTAATCCTTTATTATCATTACTTGTGTATGCCATATATACACAAGTAATTAAATAATGTTTAAATTTTTATTAGATATTTATCTTTTTATTCAATGTTAAAGTATTCATTCCTTAATTTAAATACTTCTTTATCATCTATTCTATTATTTAAAAAATGAGATAAATTCTTATCCTTTAACATTTGAATAATAAAATAAAGACAATACATTCCACATTCTGTGTTTGTACGCTGATGTTCTATTTTATTTTCCCTGACATGAAAATCTATACCAAGTTGTTTACCTTGGTCGATTATTGTTTTTAATAATTTTTTTACTTCTTTTGGTGATTCGTCTCCATTACTATCAAAATAAACAATTGTTTTATTTTTTATATTTATAAATATAGCTATCCAATGTGCCCCATTTTTATAATGAGGATCTGTATTTAATATTATTCCTATCTTATTTTTATGACGCTTTAATTGTTCACTTAAATTAAACTTACATAATTCTTCCCAGACACATTCACCATACAATTTATGGGTATCATAGTCGATTGGTGATGGTCCTAGAAATTCAAAGCATTTATAAAATTTTTCATATTGTCTCATCACAGATTCTATGTCTAAACTACTCAACCATTCATTTGGATTTCGTTTCCAAATATTTGGAGCAGATGGAGCAAAAGTATAATTTAATAATTCATTATTTAACTTACCGGTCATAAATTTACTTCTTAACCAACAAGATTCGCGATGACATATATGCGACATCGCTTTTTTGAAAAAACTCCAAATTTCCTTTGTATCATTAGATAAAATTTTATCTTTTGGATGTCTAATATTCCAGTAATTCTTCATCTTTGATAGGGCCTCATCACTATAACAGGTATATTTTTTATTGTTTGGATTCGGACTACACCGTGGTTTAAAACTATCGTCGTGGTTATGATGGCGTTTTTTATTTTTGGATGTTGATTTATTTTTATATTTCTTTGACTTATTATTTCGTGTCTTCATCATAATTATTAGTGATATTTTTCTTTTTTTCTAAGATATTTTTACCAGTATTGTGTGTTTTATCTTCTTTTGGTTTAATCCCTTTTGTCTTATGCTCTCGTGTCTTGATATTAACATGTTGTTTTTTGGGTAAAATCTTTTGCTTTTTTGAAGTGGATGTTTTCACAACATATGTATCAAGATTGATTTTTTTTGTACTATCATTATTTGTCATTAAGTGATCACAATACATAACATTTTCATCTGAAATTAATACATTTGATAGGTCTGTAATCGTATCTAAATCTATACATTTAGTATCATTATTACTTGTATCTTGATATTGTTTTTGCATCAAATCATTTGTATCAATCATTTTTAAATACTCAATACAACCCTTTATATATATATTAAAATGATTTGCCATAGGTTTGTCATCGATTTCATTCCTAAATAATTTTTTATTCAAATCTAAAATTCTTTTTTTATAAAATCGTTTTTCTTTTGCGTATTCTATATCACTTGACTGATTCAATGTACGATTTAATAATTGCTCATATTGTGCTCTATTTGTAAAATAAGACAATGTTATACTATCAATTGTGTTCATAGAAATATCCATTACATATTTATATGAAAAATTTATTACCATTATAACACTTAATTAAACTATTTAACATTCATCATTACTAGATGAGTCTTTTACATCATATCTTGTATGATTATTGAATAATTTATTTGCAATATTCATGTTGTTTGGATTAAATGGTGTAAAATCAGGCTTGTCGAATAAAAGAGTGTGGGTCTGTGGTTGGGGTACAAAATCTATTTTCGTTTGATATAAATCACTATTGCTAGATGGTACCCATTCAGATTGCTCACATTTTTGTAGAGCGAAAAATTGGTTTCTTAAACTTGATTCTGTATTTACATTATTAGAAAATCCACTCCATGGCGCTGTTGCGTTACCTGGATTAAATGTTTGGTTTGGTGAATATGATTTATATTTATTCAAAGGGACTGTTGGTTTTTTGTATTGGTCTAATATTTGCATATAACTATACTTGGTGGATGTGGGACGAATAGAATACTGGGGTTGTAAACTATTGGATGGAATATTTCTACTTGAAATGCGATTATTTATTTCATCTACACGCCCATGATTACATGTATAATAACCGTTAACAATTTGAGATATACTATTCTTAATGCTCATTAATATATTATAGTGATAATAAATAAAATAACAACATACCTAAATAACTATTAGTTGAATTATTAATATAGATAATATTTATATGCATAACTTACATCAAACCTTTTTTGAAAGCGCCTTGTATTTGTCTTATATACTTTATTTTATTGCTTATTTTAATATTGGCATTTACACACCAGAATACTTAACAACATTACAACTGGTAATGAAATATTATGTTATAATGTTCCTGTTAATACGATTTAATCCAATTGTCTCTACAAAATTTACGGATTTCGACAGAAAAGTCGTGTTTTCTTCAGCGATATTCTTGTTAACTACAACAGCATTTAATGATTATGCCAAAAAATTTGAATTATTAGATTTAGTAAAAAAATGGAAGTAATAATCTATTTATCGTTTTACTGTTTTATTTTTAGGTTTTATTTTGGATTTGCGTTTATATGTTTTGCTGTTTTGTTCGTTAAAAAATTTTTTTAAATGTTTCATTATCATTTTACCAACAATATTATCTATGTCTTGTTCGTGTTCTGTTTTTTTTATTACACTGTAATAATATTTCTTAAATTCATTTTCCATAATAGATTCAAACTTAGCTCGTTCATTTATAGGCACCGAACTAATACCTATATCTGATTGTAAATATGTATGTAACATTTCTTTCAAATTCAGACTATGTTTATACGCCTTTACATGGATATAATAAACTTTATCATCTACCATCCCATCATGATATATATCGTCAATAAAACATAAATCAACATTATTTGGTATTTTTGTACATCTTATTAAATCATCTATTGTTTTGTCGTGTGTTGTACGACCAATTTCAACAGGTTTTCCCTTCACTTTAAATGCCGCTATTATTTGGTCAAATAAATTGTATTGTACTTTTTTATTAAAATAATTTTTAATCTGTATTGCCCACGATTTAGGACCTTGATTATTTGTATATATCATGATTTTTTTACATTTATTATTTAATTTCTTTGCTTTTAAGTATTCCAGAATTTTTATAAGTTTCGGCCGAATAAACTCTGGGTATAAATTTAATAGTAAATCAAAATTTTTTTCACTATATTTATTATTTTTAAAATAGTTGTTTAGACAATCACAAAAAATACCGAATTCCGTAAAATAACCTAATGTCTCATCCAAATCAAATACTACTATTTTATGGGAATCATCCACCATTAATTATGTAATATATATAATATATACGGATTAAAAATCTAACCAATAAATATACTCCTCGTATGGATTTGTCGGCTTCCGATTATAAAAAAATAGCGAGTTATTATCAAATTCCTAAATCGAAAAATAAAACATATAAAGAAATAGCTGAACAGGTATTAGCGACTAAATTATGTAGATGTATTAAGTCAATAGACTCTTATAATAATACCCGCCCAAAAAAAAACACCGAGATAAAAAATGAAGGTCCTGTAATAAGTGTATGTAGAAAAAGTATATTTCAGAACCGAAATATTGATTTTTATGATTTTAAATGTAAAAAAAAACCTTGTTTGGTTAAAAACCCGAAATCTTCTTCAGCGCTTACCAAAACCTCCAAAAAAGTGCGGTTTGAAAAGAAAATCAAGAGAAGACCTAAAACATTAAAAAAGAAAAAGAATTAATTTTCAAGATAATCTAGAGCTGATATGAGAATTCTCTCTTGATCTGTTAATTTCTGAAATATAATATTTTCATCTATTTTTATTTGAAAACGCCTATTCATGTTATTTTTACAAACAACATGTATACCAGTTGATAGTATTTTTATGTCAATTATAATTCCCCCATTTGTTAAATTTATGTTTTCTGGATTCTTTAAATTAATCCATCTGATATACCGTCCATATTGAATATCTGTCAAATCGTCTACATAACGATAATCTTGTAATTTTTTATGAAAATCCTTTAGTTTGTCACGAGATAATTGTAGTTTTTGTAAGTAATCATTTTTTAGTGCCTTTATTTTTTTCGTTGTTAAATTCATTATGCTAGCATTATTCTCATTATCTAGTGCTTTTTGTAAGCATTGCCCTAATTCTGTCTCGGTATCTATACAATCGTCATCATTAATTAATTGTGTGGTATTAGTATTAGTAATCATTATAATAAAAATGTATTATATTTTTATTATATTTTCATAAATATTGTTGTTATTTTGAAAACAATTTTAAATTCATCGAACCACGAACCAATAAAATATAAACAATTGTGTGAACGAATAAACCAAGGTTTGTTGGACATCCATGTATATCTGCCAATTTACCTAAAAATCTACCTAACAATTGTTGTGTGAATTTGTATGTGTATGGATGAATCACGAAGATAAAAATAAAGGCGGAGAATATTGAAATTTGCCATTTTACATAACTTGAATCAGCCATGTATAGTATATTATAATGTGATTTTTAATTATTTCAAAGTTTTGGAAAATCTAATTGTTCATTTGTAAATATTGAATAGTTTTCATTAATCCATTTCTTAATTCAATTCGTGGTTCCCAGTTTAATATTTGTTTAGCCAATCGAATATCAGGATTTCTATTCGTTGGATCATCTAATGGTAATGGTTTATATATAAATTTTGATTCAGAATTAGTAATTTCAATTAATAGGGAAGCTAATTGTTTTACAGTAATTTCGTTTGGATTACCTATATTTACTGGATAAATATAATCAGATTCCATTAATTTTATTATACCGTTAAGTAAATCATCAATATATTGAAATGACCGTGTTTGACTCCCATCTCCGTATAGCGTAATAGATTCATTATTTAATATTTGACTAATAAAATTTGTAACAACACGACCGTCATATTTATCCATATTTGGCCCATATGTATTAAAAATTCTTACAATTCGTGTTTGTATATTATATTTTTTATTATAATCCATAAATAATGTTTCTGCAATGCGTTTACCTTCATCATAACAGCTACGAATACCTATTGTATTTACATTACCTCTATAACTTTCTGGTTGTGGGGATACTTGTGGTTCCCCATATATCTCAGATGTAGAGGCTAATAGAATTTTTGCGGATTTTTTTATTGCTAGTTCAAGTAAATTTAATGTACCTATAAAATTGGTTTTTAATGTATAAATTGGATCAATTTGATATATTGGGGGTGATGCAGGACATGCTAAATGGTATATTTCATCAATTTTATCATCCAGATATAATGGCTCTATTATATTATGGTTAATAAATATAAAATTTTCGTTATTCATACATGTTTTTATATTTTCAATTTTACCAGAGAATAAGTTATCTACACATATTATTTTGTTATTTTCATTTAATAATCGAATACATAAATTTGACCCGATAAACCCACATCCTCCGGCTATAAGTACAGTTTTCATACTTTATATATAATTTAAATAATTAAATCAATAAATATAACCGTACAACTACAATAAATTATCCTAAAATATTGCTAAATACATATAAAATATATACTTTTTAGCTATTTCTTATGATACTAAATAGTGAATAATAATCCAACGATTTTTGTAAAAAATAGTCATGAAAAATGGTTATTTTTATGAAAATAGTGATTTTATCGGAGGAATATTACGAATGTATGTTGGGAATGTCTATTTGAACAATTCGGCCAATAAAAAAAGTGAGTAAAAACATGGTTTTTTTATCAACGAAAAGTGTTAGTAGCCACACACTAAAATGTGGATTTCGGGAAAAATGGGGATAAAATATGGTATTTACATACTACATGTGTAGGGAAATACTATATCATTATTATTTTTAGATTCCTTGACAATGTAGTGACTATACTACATATGTAGGGGGGTAAATTGGACTGAAAATAGTGCACTGTATACGATGTATGTAGGTATTTTTACTTTTCACTTTTTTTCTATACTTCATTTGACTTTTCAAAAAAACACACAAGGTTTTTATGTTGAATTTTAAAATATGGCCCAAGAGTATGAAAAAAAAATGAAAAAAGTGATTTAGACCATAATGCTTTGAACCCGAATTTTTTAATTCTATTTTTGTTACTGAAAAAAAATTATAAATTGGTGAAAACAATTTAGGGGTAAAATTCTATTAGTCTAATATATGGGTAAACGACTAATAAAAACCCCTAAAAATGAAAAGAAAAAATTTACTTGCGAACCTTGCTCCTTCGTATGTAGCAACAAAAAAGATTTTACTCGTCATTTATGTACTACAAAACACAAACGACTAATTTCGACTAATGATGGACTAATGGAAAAAACCCATCTAGGTAATGAATCAGAATATTTTACCCCTAAAAATGACATGTTACCATACGATGGTAACAATAAAATGGGTAAAAAAACCCCTTACCCTTATTCGTGTCAAACATGTGGAAAGTCATATATACATATGACTTCATTATATAAACATAAAAAGGTTTGTTTGGACAATGAAGAGGATAATCGAAGTACTGAATTAAATAATGATACTACAATATCAAAGGCTAAGGAATCTGAATTTAAAGAGCTAGTCCTATTATTATTGAAAGAAAATAAGGAAATACAAAAAACATTTGTAGAACTTATTCCACATATCAAAGGCAATATTACAAGTAATAGTCATAATACTACTACAAACAATAATCAATTTAACATAAATATGTTCTTAGATGAACATTGTAAGAACGCAATGAATTTAACAGACTTCATTAACTCATTGCCTATTACAAATGAAACATACGATAACACTATAGAAAATGGACTAACTAAAACAATTACAAATATGGTTTTGAATGGTTTAAATGATTTAGATTTGTTACAACGCCCAATACATTGTACCGATCCTTCGCGGAAAATAATGTATGTAAAAGATAATGATAGTTGGGAAAAAGATAATGATTTAAAATTATTACTACAAGGTATCAAAACGATATCTTCAAAACAACGCACTACATTAAATAAATGGCAAGAAGCAAATCAAGGATGGAGTACAGATGAGAATTTACAATCGAAACTGACAAAATTAATATTTCATTCCATGACAAATGTAGAGGACGATGAAAAGGAAACCAATAAAATTATCCGCGCTATTAGTAAATCTACACATTTGACAAGCGACATTAAAAATGATTATCTTTGAACCAATAATATATTGAATTTAATGATAATAATTATATTTACATTCATGTAGGTATAATTATTTATTTAAAATGGTGTTCCACCAAACGTACCACCGAATGCGTCATTTGCAGCCAGGGGTTCCATCATGGGGCTATTTGCTCCCACCATGGGGTTTTGGGGACCAGCATACATATTGTTAAAATCAGGTTCAGATTGTTGAGGCATTTGTTGATTCATTGAATATTCATTTGTTCCACTTTTCATATTTGTCATTTGAGGTTGTAATTGTTGCGGAATGTCAATGTTTGGGTTTCCACTATATTGTTGGGATAATGGTTGAGTAACGCGAACTTGACCGGCATTTTGTGTTTGTCCTTTTGTAGGTTGTACTTTTTGTTTGGAACCGGTTTGCCCTTCATACAAATCCCATAATCGGTCTACCAATATTTGAACCTTTTCACCCATTTTACTTTGCATAGTGATTGATATCAATAAGATTGATGGTATAATGTTAATGATATTCACATCTCCATATGTTTTTTCACTGTATGTAGGTACATAACATATCATTTTGTGAATAAAATATAATGACATAAACATGAATGATGATTGTCCTATTACTTCTAGTAAAATCATTAGGCTTGCTTTGTCATCGTCAACATCGGGCACATAATTTTTAGTAATTTTTAATACTGATACAACTGGTATTATTGCTAAAACTGTATACTGAAGTATATTCATTAATAACGCTTTTTGATCATCATCAAAAGGGAATACTGTTTTTATAAATCCTTCACTATTGGTATTTGATTTTTCTAACCTATCCATATGATTTATAATAAGATTTAAAATTATTTAAATATATTATTTTATTTTCTATATAATGTTGAAGTATGCGCTTAACCTAAATAAGTACAAGGACAGAGATCCACGACCTGCGAAAGAGAATCTTCACGAGGAATACCAATATTTGAATTTGCTAAAAGACATTATTGAAGAGGGTAATATAGAAGAGGGTAGAAATGGAAAGGTTTATACTACAATTGGATCCGTTATGCATTATTCTCTTGAAAATGGTAAAATTCCGATTCTCACTACGAAAAAAACGGCTTGGAAAACTTGCTTAAAAGAACTGTTGTGGTTTGTGAAAGGTCAAACCGATAATAAAATATTAAATGAACAAAATGTTCATATATGGGACGGTAACAGTACTCCTGAGTTTATGAAGTCTAGAGGATTATCCAATTATGTTGATGGGGATTTGGGACCATTGTATGGATTTCAGTGGAGATTTTTCAATGCTCCTTATAGTTCTTGTTATGAAGATTATACTGGAAAAGGAGTGGATCAACTTCAACAAGTAATTGATTGTTTAAAAGACCCACAACAACGGAGCTCTCGAAGAATGGTAATTAGTGCTTGGAATCCGTGTCAAACTGATAAAGGTGCCTTACCTCCATGTCATGTTTTATTTCAATTTAATGTAACACATGGAAATAAGTTAAGCTGTACTCTATACCAACGATCAAATGATGAATTTCTTGGTGTACCATTTAACATCGCATCTTATTCAATGTTAACCTATTTAATCGCTAAGCATTGTGATTTGGAGCCATATGAATTCATTCATTTTGGTTCAAATTGTCACATATATGATGATCATATTGAACAAGTAAAAGAACAAATATCTAGAGAACCGTATCCATTTCCTACACTAGAAATTTTAAACAAAAGGGATAATATTAATGATTACATCATTGATGATTTTAAAATCCATAATTATCAACATCATTCACAAATTAAAGGTGCGATGCGGGCCTAACATTTTTTCTTTAGTCATTATTTATTGTCATACAACAAATCTATTACTGTGTTTAAATTTTCCTTCTCGTTTTCTAAGATAGGTTTTATTTTCTGAGAATAGAATTGTATTTTCATCGCAGTTTTATTTAAACTTTCGTATATTTTAACATAATCCATAAGTTGACTTATATTATCTATATGTTCTATAAATAGCTCATTTAATTCAAAAATAGTTATCATATTGTCTGCTTTACATTCATTCAAATCTATATGTTGTGAATATTTTAGTTTTATTGTGTGAGGTAAATATTGTTTATAAATGTTATCTAATTTAGTAACATTATATAATGTAAGTTCGGGTAATCGTGTTTCATTTATATTGTTTTCAATATCATGCTCGTTGTTATTCAAATATGTATTTGAATATTGTTTGTTATATGACATACTATTACAGTTAGTATATATTGACAATAAAAATACATTATTTAATCTGAACCTGTTCTTTTTATCGGTTTTTCATTTATAAAATTTTTATTGTCTAAATCTTTGTATTTTAATGTTCTTATGTAATATTCCCCATCATAATTCTTTCGAATAAACTGATTTTGTTCAGTTATTTTAAATAATGGTCTACCTGAACCATAAAATATTTCGATTTGTTTTTGTCTCCATATTGATTGTTTTTCTCGTGTAGTTAATTCCTTTTCCATATATACAATAACCGTGTATTTTTATGTTTTTTTACTTTACTTTACATAATTTTTAGTAACCTTAATCGTCCTTATATAATCTACTTATTAAATATCCCATAAATAAGCAGAATCCTATCCCACATAAAATACCTGTGATATCCATTTTGATGGTGTAATGTAAGTTTGATGTTGTTCAATTGGTTTTCCTTTCCAGGTTTAGAAAAAAAAACAATCAATTTTTTTTATGGACAAAAATACGTTTGGTTCAGTTAGCTATACCAATCATTATTTCATATATTATTTAGGAAATGCGATTATATTCGTTTTTTTTAGTGTAAATTATAATTATTATGAGTTCAAGTTCATCTTTATCTGCCGCAAGAAGAAGAAGAGCAGGGGGTCAACAACCTGTATCTAGTAGTCGTCCTGAACCACCAAGACCACCATCTCAACAACAACAATCTCAATCCACATCCTCGGGTAAATCACCAGCACCAAATCCATATGTGTTACTACAACAGCATCATATAAAAATTACTGAATTGGAGAAAAAAATTAATGAACTTAGTTTCGGTAAAAATAGTGAATCGGTTCCAACAAATGTATCATTAAATACTGGTAATTCACCATTCGACACTGCGAAATTTAGTGATATGATCATAAATAAAATAGAGTCTCAGTTAGATTTGAAAGCATTCTATGATAATGATATAAGAATTGCAAGTGATATGGAAGAACTAAACAAAATTGTACAATCACAACAATTGTTGATTAATGAAATGAATTCCACATTATTTCATGTAATTCAGCAATTACATATACAAAATCCATCTGATATAGACTCTAAAAAATCTCTAGACTCGGTAGAAGAACTAGACGCAGTAGAAGATATACATGTTAATATGCAACAACATGTTTCCTTTGACCTTTCGGGAAATGACTATAGTGGAATTGACGATGAAGACAATTTATCTAATTATGAAGGGGTATAGACACTACAATAGCAACATTCGACAGGTAGCTGTGTAAAAGAGAGTTGTGATATTAGAAAATATACTAACAATGTGTAAAAAAACGAAAAAATTATTATAAAAATAAACTAGTATGAAATCATTATTTACTGTTTTAATTTTTTGTATCGTTTTATTTATTTATATACATATAAATTTTCATTTGCGGACGAGTGATGATTTAGAAGTATATGAAATTGATCAACCATCGAAAGATAAATTAGAAGAAATCTGTGATATTCGACAACCGGTGATTTTTGATTATAATATTGATGGTCTTATGACTCATTGTAATTTAAATACAGTTGAACAAAACTATGGTGCATTTGATATTAAAGTAAGAAATATTAAAGAATATGATGATGTTAGTGAAATGTATTTACCACTTACTATGGGAACTGCTAAAGAAATATTTAGAAAAGATTCACAAGAGCGATATGTTAGTGAAAATAATTCGGAATTTTTAGAAGAGACAGGCCTAGTTAAAGAGTTTCAATATAATGATATATTTTTAAGACCATATTCGTTATGTAATTGTAAATATGATTATGTGTTTTCTTCTACAAATACGAAAACACCATTAAAATATGAACTAAATTACCGTAATTATTTTTTGGTAACTCAGGGAAAGATTACTGTTAAGTTAATCCCTCCAAAATCATCCAAATATTTGTACACAATTAAAGATTATGAGAATTTTGAATTTCTCTCTCCAGTAAACCCATGGTGTGTTCAATCACAATTTAAAGCTGACTTTGACAAATTGAAAACATTGGAGGTTACAATTAATCCAGGACAAATTATATTCATACCAGCATATTGGTGGTATAGTTTTGAATTCAGTGAAAATACAAGTTTATGTGTATTCAAATATAAAACTTATATGAATAATGTAGCTATTTCAAACCATTTGTTAGTTAATTTACTTCAAAATCAAAATGTTAAGAGGGATAGTGTGAAGAAGAAACAAATTGAGCAAGACTCGAAAGCATCTTCTAATGTTTCCGTAAAGAATAATATAATTGAGCCAGTTAACGATGCCAATGAAAACTCCGTTCCAACTTTAATGAGTGACAATAAAACTGTTAGTGTAGAATCTACACCTATTGGTGAAATAGGAGGAACAACTAGTAATCTTCTTGGTACAAGCATTAGCGATTAATTTAAAAATTGAACTACAATATTAGTAATTTAAACATAATATTACTAATATTACTATTATATTCAATAATAAAATAATGACAGAATTTGACGATAATTTTGTTACTAACAAATATAAAATAATTATAGATGATAGAAATTATACAGAATGGAAACTATATGAGTCCTTACATTTAAATCAAGTTGATAAATTACCTATAGATCCATGTACTGAAAAACTATTTTCAGGAGATGTATTTGAATACAATACAACTACAAAGACTGTAGATATAATTCACTCGACATTACGGTCAACTATCAATATACCTGGTATTTTAGTGTTAAAAGGTGGAAAAACATTTGGAAAGGCTACTGGTAAAGTTAGTGGAAAAACTAATGATAAATATTTATATAAGTGTATTCCAGATGATAAACGGATTCCTGTATTTACTATACCATATGCTTTGAAAATTGGGTTCTCTAAAAATATTGACAATAAATATGTTCTCTTTCAGTTTGATAACTGGAATGGGAAACACCCTGAAGCAACTCTTTTAAATGTATTAGGTGATGTAGATATATTGGCCAATTACTATGAGTATCAGTTGTATTGTAAAAGTCTATATGCATCAATCCAAACATTTAATAAAGCTACATCAGATGCTCTTAAGAAAAAGACTGAGCCGGAATTTATTAATGATATGATTGAAAAATATTCTTTAATCGATAGAACGAATGAAAAAATATATAGCATTGATTCACATGATACTACTGATTATGATGACGCGTTTAGTATAACTGAACATACTAATCTAGATAGTGAATATAGTGGATATAAAATTAGTATTTATATAGCTAACGTTCCTATGTGGATGGAAGAATTAGATATATGGAATGCCTTCTCAGAGAGAATATCCACCATCTATTTGCCCGACAGAAAAAGACCAATGATGCCGAACCCCTTGTCAAATTGTGTATGTAGTTTATGTGAAGATGTAGTGAGATTAGCATTTGCTTTAGATATTACCATCATTAATAATGAGATTGTTGGTTATAAATTTGAAAATACTTATATTAAAGTCTATAAAAATCATGTCTATGATAGCAAGGAACTCCTTGCTGATGTAAATCATCAGAAAATGTTTGATGTCGTAGATAAATTATCGAAAGTGTATAAATATACCAGCAAAATTAAGACGAGCGGTGACTTGGTTAGTTATTTGATGATTTTAATGAATTATTATACAGCACTTGAAATGACAAAACATGGAAATGGTATTTATCGTTCAGTGAATTTTAATAAAGATGTTGAAAAACAAGCCGGCCTACCCGAGGATGTGAATAATTTCTTGAAAATATGGAATAGTTCTTCAGGACAATATGATTTATACAATGAGAGAAAATCACACGAAATGTTAGAACTAGATGCATATATCCATTGTACATCTCCTATTCGGCGGTTAGTCGATTTATTAAATATGGCACGACTACAACAAAATTTGTCACTCAATGTTTATTCTACAAATTTTGAAGCATTTGAAGATAGATGGATTGGGAAATTAGAATATATTAATACTACCATGCGTGCTATTCGTAAAATTCAAAATGATTGTAATCTATTGGAAATGTGTACCAATAAACCAGAAATATGTGAACGAGAACACAATGGTTATATATTTGATAAATTGGAGCGTAGTGACGGATTGTTTCAATATATTGTTTATTTGCCTGAATTGAAAATTGTTTCCAGACTTACAATTCGAAATGTATTCACGGATTACAGTAATTATAAATTTAAAATATTCGTATTTCACGACGAATCATCATTAAAAAAGAAAATTCGTATACATTTAGTTGAATAATGTTACCTAATAGTTTTAATAATATATTTGTATATTTTATAATGTACACATACGCACCTAACTATCGAGACGACCCGAATAATCCAGCAAAACCGCGTGATAATAGTGCTTATGAAAAAAATAGGGCTGAACATGCTCGAGGCGATGGTACAAGGCAAACATATGGCGATGTTCCAAGTTTAGGCGCCACTCTTAAAGGTATTGGTAAAGCGGCTCTAGGTGCCTCTGGACACTTAGCTAAAACATATTATAAAATGGGAAAAGGTGTAGTTAAGGCACCGTGGAGAACTGCAAAAGGTGTTGCGAATTTGACTGGTGCTAGAACCAGGAGTGGTATTACAAAACTCGAAAAAAAACAAATAAAAAGATCAACCTCAGATAGAAAAGGTGGTAAGAGACACTTAAGAAAAAAGTCATCTACGCGTAAGAGAGGTAAAAAATCATCTACGCGTAAGAGATGTAAAAAATCATCTACGCGTAAGAGATGTAAAAAATAAGTTTCTATAATGTATTTTTGTTTTTTAGACCATAACTCTTTTTACTTGACGTTTACTCTTATAAATGACACTACCAACATCACTACCTTTTTTTAAATTACTACATTTTGTGTAGCATACCTTAACATTTTTTAAGTTTTTGTATTTTGTTTTACTTTTACACAATTCTGATGCGTACATGATCGTTTCATTATCTGGACATTCGTCACATATAATAACATGACAAGATGGAAATGAATCTAAATGAAGCCATATATAATCACATTCAAAATCAATAATATCCCAATTATCTTGAGCATTTTCTCCTAGAATAATATTTGTTTCATTATATTCAAGTTCTTTCATATTGTATTCTCTGATGAGTTGTATTAGCGATGTATTAATAATACTATATTTTTGTATAGTACTATTTTAATCAATTTTTCTGGTTAATGGGTTTACTTAAAATAAATATGGGTTCTTATAACAGTTTCATCACCCTTTATTTTTATCTCATTTCCTTTATGTTTTGCATGTTTTTTATATTCCTTAATGGACATCCAATATGTATGTGTTCTTATATTATTTGGCATCATAATGTATAACATAATATATGAAAGAATCTTTATATTGATATGTATGATGTATATTTACACATATGGTCTACAATAGTAGACCTCAATCATTAAAATTATTGTTAAAATAATCGTAGTTTATCGGGGTGTTTGTATGAGTTTTAATGACAGACGATAATTCACCACTATCCGCCATTGTTTTTAATTCATTATATCCTCCAATATTATTTCCGTATACGAATATATTTGGTACTGTAGTTCGACCAGTTTGTTTTTTTAAAATATTTGCTATAATTTGTCCATTTGAAATTTCGTCTAGTTCATATATTTGTAATCCAACATGGTAATCATTTAATAATTGTATTGCTTTTACACAATATGGACATGTTGTTTTGCTAAACACAGTAATTCCTCTTGGGTCTACATAAAAATCTAACATAATATATGTTACATTTTTATCTTATTTTTTAATTATTAACACAGCTATTGGAAAAGTTAAGAAGGCTTTTCAATAATATTTTCTTTTTTAACGAAATGTTTATTCATGAAACGCTGAATATTAAAATATGTAATCACAGCATCTGGGTCGGTTCCTAATAAACATTGTAATTTTTCGTCAGGTTTAATGATTTTGTTATTTTCCTCATCGGTTAATGAATGTTCTTTAATATAAGAGCAAATAAATTTTGTTACTTCAGTTCGAGCAATACTAGTACCTTCATCTTTTCCCATAAAATTACATAAATCTTTTGAAATAGGAGATGCTGCTGCAAATCCAGATGGCTTTCTATTACCTTTATTCTGTTTTTTATTAATATCCTTTTTGTTTTGTTTAATTTCTTTTTTCACATTTTTTTCTAATGTTTTCATTTGATTTGCCATAGCAGTAATTTGTATTTTAAATTGACTAAGTGTATTTAATAATGAACCAAACTGATCACTTATATATTCATCTTCATTATCTTCTATTAAAACGTTTTTTTCGGTTTGTTCGACAGTTGACATTGTATATACTACATATATGAAGTGTCTTTATATGTTGTTATAATATTATATGTAGTATGTTATAACAACATTAAGTAATTGATATTTTGTTATATAAATAATATCTATTTTATTTATTTGAATATTTATTTATTATACTATTGTATTGACTTCCTCTTCACAGTCAGGATATGTTGTTTTAGATCTAGTTAATACTGGTTTACTTAATGAAGTATTATTTTCATCACTTGTTTTTTCTCCTTGATGGCGACGCTTAGGTCTAGATGAACGATTCGCATTTCTGGTTTCACACAATAAATTGCCTCCATTGACACCTCGAATATTAGCAGATTGATACTTATAATCTTTACCAGATTCTACAGTGGAAAGGATAAACTCCACATATTCTCCTTGAACAAGGTATTTATATTGCTCCTCTCTAACAGAAATAGCACTATGGTGTGAGAATATATCCATACCAGCTTTGTCCCCTGATGATGGACCATCTATAATAGTAATAAACCCATATCCGGCTTTATTATTAAACCACTTTACGCGCCCATGGAACACTGTTGTAATTGTTTCTTCTGAAGAACTCATTATAAGTATACATCATCAAATGTCTTTAAATCATTTGAGGTAATAATAGTTTATTTATTACTACAATATTGTAATGATGTAAACTCATTAAGTATATATATATTCTCTCTACATAGTTTCAAATAAGAATCGTATGTATTCGTAATTGGGTTCAGTTGTATATTCTAGGCCATAACAATAGACTAACATTATGTTTATTTTTTCAGGTAGACCTTTGCACAACATTTTTGGAGATATATTATACTTCAATTCGTATTTAGATTTTACTCCTTTTTTTTGCCATGGTAATATGTTGTTGTACAGATAAATAATTACATATATCATGGATATTAAATCATCACGTCTGCTTGCAGATAATCCTTCATGTAAATAATAACTTATAAAATCGATAGTTCCTAGTCTACTATTTTGATGTGTCATTGGTTTATGGTGTTTTTTATTGTCTATATATAGTGTTGATATCCCAAAATCTATAATATAAATCTTTTTGTTATCAGCTGATAACAAAAAGTTTTGTGGTTTAATGTCTCTATGAATTATTCCACATTTATGTATAGATTGTATACAATTTAACATTTGTCTACCTATAGATTTTAATATAGATACTGGAGTTTCGGTTGTTTTCGATATATTATTACATGTATCGCGGTAATAGTTGTCTATAGATTTACCTAATAGTTCAATAACCATATAATTAAATGTTGGTGTTTCTCCCAAATGAAATACATGAGGTGTAATACATACAGCTGAAGTTATATATGATAATATAGTATATTCATTTCGTAATTGTGATTTTTTCTCTTTCTTCTCTATTTTGATAGCTACTTCATTATGTTTATTATTGCCTATTATATTATTACAATCACCTTGTCGTATCGCCTTCCATACTTCACCAAATGCCCCCTTTGAAATTTTTTCTACACACCAATAATTATCAATTAATGGTACACCCATGTTGGTATTACTAGTACAACCTAAGATAATAATTAATACGAATATTTTTATGTATATTGAGAGAAATATAATTAAAATTGAAAATAATAAATACTTAGACCTAATTTGTAAATATTAATAATCATGGTTGTATTATGTACATCTGCTTACACAAGTGAAGATTCAAATGTTACCCATCATTTTGAGACTTTTCCATTTCCTCTTAGTGACTTTCAAAAATATGCTATTCAATCAATAGTTGAAGGCAATCATATTTTAGTTACTGCTCATACAGGTAGTGGAAAAACACTTCCTGCTGAATTTGCTATTGAACATTTTGTAGCCCAAGGTAAAAAAGTTATCTACACATCGCCTATTAAAGCATTATCCAATCAAAAATTTCATGAGTTCACAAAAAAATTTCCTCATATTTCGTTCGGTATATTGACAGGAGACATCAAATTTAATCCAGAAGCTGATGTTCTCATTATGACTACAGAAATATTACGCAACACTTTACTACAAAAAACAATCGATGATCAAGTCGATACAAAAACGGTTCCAATGCAATTCGAAATGGACTTTCAAAATGAATTGGCTGCAGTTGTATTTGACGAAATCCATTATATTAACGACTTAGACCGTGGTAAGGTTTGGGAAGAAACAATAATGTTCTTACCTAGTCATATTCAATTAATAATGTTGTCGGCTACAATTGATAAATCAGAAATATTTGCTCAATGGATAGAAGATGTAAAAACAACTGAAGAATATCAAAAAAAAGTATACTTAGCACCCACAAATCATCGTGTTGTTCCACTAAATCATTATTTATATACAACGGTTCCTCAAGGAATTATGAAAAATATCAAGGATAAAGAGTTTATTAAATATATTAATGAGTTTCTACATAAACCAATTCCAATCAAGAATAGTGCTTCACAATTTCATAGAGATAATTATGACAAAGTTCGAAAATTATTGGAATATTGTCGCAAAAATAATTGTCATATCAAGCCATCGTATGTATTAAACGAGGTTACTAAATATTTAAATGAAAACGGGATGTTACCTGCTATTTGTTTTGTATTTTCCCGCAAGCTAGTGGAGAAGTATGCACAAACAATTAATATCAGTTTGTTTAGTGATGATGAATCAAATATTCCATCTATTATTCGACGTGAATGCGAACAGATATTGAGAAAGTTGCCGAATTTTAAAGAATATCTCAATATGCCTGAATTTGAAATGATTACACGACTTTTGGAAAAGGGTGTAGCTATTCATCATTCTGGTATAATGCCCATCTTTCGTGAAATGATTGAACTATTGTTTGCGAAAGGATATGTTAAGTTATTGTTTGCTACCGAAACTTTTGCAGTTGGTATTAATATGCCAACCAAAACTGTATTGTTTACCGGATTTGATAAATTCAATGGTTCGTCTATGCGTATGTTGTATCCACATGAATATACACAAATGGCAGGTAGAGCTGGTAGGCGTGGTCTCGATACAATTGGTCATGTCATTCACTTAAACAATATGTTCAATCTACCATATGGACATGATTACGAACAAATGGTTAATGGAAATCCACAGACACTTCAATCGAAATTTTCCATTTCATATAATTTAGTTTTAAATTTCCTACAATTTAATAATAACACACTTGAATTTGCTGATAAAAGTATGTCGAATGGTGAAATTCAACGAACTATACAAGGAGTCCGTGATCATATTAGTCATTTGAAAAACGATTTGACTACAAAGGAAACGAATCCTACATATGCTTATGTGATGAAAAATATGAGTGAATTTGAAAAATATATTCAAATGCGTGAAGATGTTAAAACATGTAAACAAAAGGCGCGTAAACAGATGGAGCGTGCCATGTTAGAGATGGAGGCTAGTAGTAAACAATTTAAAGGACAACTTGAACAATACAACTCATTATTGGCAATGAAGGCAGAAATAAGACAAAATGAAGAATACATGGATACTTTAGGTTGTCATTTTAATAATAGCTTCAATAATGTTCTTCAGTTTCTTCAACAATATAATTATGTTAAGGAAGAACTATGTGATGTTGACACAAATAAAAGCAATATTGTTATCCAAGAAAAGGGTGGAATTGCCACATTCATTCAGGAGACACATTGCTTGGCATTTACTGATTTCCTTATTAAAGAAGAATATTTGAAAAAATATAATTCTTATGAAATTGCTGCAATCCTGAGTTGTTTTGCAAATATTCGAGTAAAAGAAGACAAAAAAATACATAATGCAATGTATTTAACTACAAATACACAATTGAATGAATCATTACAATCAATGTCAGCGATATATAACGATTATATGGATGAAGAACTTCGTTCTGGAATAAGTCAGGCAAATAATTTGGAATACCTGTTTGAATTTGTAAATCCGATATTACAATGGTGTGAAGCAGAAGATGAGAAAACATGTAAGGATATTATGAAGAAATGTGAATTTGAATATGAAACATTTCCTGGTGAATTTATTAAAGCCATTTTGAAAATAAATAATATGGTGAATGAAATGAAAAATGTCGCTGAATATATGGGAAATGTTGAACTATTACATAAGTTAACTGCTATTCCTGATTTAACCCTGAAGTTTGTAGCCACAAATCAATCATTGTATGTGTGATACATGAAATAAAAATTGAATAACTTTATAAAGAACAGAGTATATTAAAATATCAAATATATAAAGTAACATATTCCAAATATGAGTTACATATCTAGTTATAATTATCATGTAAATAATCAAGATGATACTGATTTAGATGTGTTTTTTCAAAAATTAACAGAGACTATGGAAATGGAGGATTATATTAATAATGGTAAATATCCCGATAGATTAAATACAAAAATTATAAAAAAACAATTCCCTAAAATGGAAGAGGAATTTATATACGAATTGAGTAATTTACACAACAAAGAAACTGATAATTTAAATGACAATCTGAATAATATTAAACAATCATTAGATACACTTGAACAAAATTTAAAAACAGAAATACAGAGAGAAAATACACAAGTCAGTAATCATAGACAAAAGGAATGCCCGATATGCATGGAAGAACTCAAAGAGAGAAATTATGTCATGCCGAATTGTGGTCATCCAGTTTGCGTTAATTGCTTTGTAACAAATATGAATATAAATAAGAATGCCGGCCATCTATGTAGTGAATGTCGCCAACATATAATATAATACAAACATCATTAAGTATTTGAATTATATCCATTATAATAAACTTTTTTGTTCAGGCACGGGCTCGAACCGTGGACCTTCGGCTCATAAGACCGATGCTCTAACCAACTGAGCTACAAGAACAAGGCAGTTTTAATACATGCTTAGGTATACCTTAAGCCCCACTACCTCGCTTAAGATTGTGGAATGCCATTTTATTATTTTAACTCAAAAACTTGTCGATGCTCAGAGGTTTTATTTTGTTAAATAATCAGTAAATTAATTTTTTTATTACATTCCTTACCCTGTCTCCCCCCCCCTGTCTTAAGCCCCCCTTCTCCCCTTTTCCCGCTTAAGATTGTGAGACGCCGTTTGTTTCTAGTTAGAGGTATCGTCTCTCCATTTCCCGTGGGGGACTTCGCTTATAACAAGCTGGGCGTCACCTCCATGCCCATCACCCCATGAGGGGCTCGAACCCTCGACCACACGCTTAAAAGGCGTGCGCTCTACCGACTGAGCTAACGGGGTATTGTGAAGGATAATATTACTTACTCTCCTTCACAATATACTATCAAGACATCTCTTTATACTAGTTTAATAATATAATATTAATATAAACAATTGTTACCATATATGGTAAAAAGATACAAAACATATTTTTTTGGTAAATTATTATTTCGTCGTAGGGGGGCGAAACCCCCAAAAAAAAAATTGAAGGGAATT